TTAGGAAGTTCATTATCTATATCAGCATTTATACCATAGGATTTTACTATATCTTTTTTAGAAGGTTTATAATCTGCTAAATAAATACTTTCTTGAGAAATATCATCTGCTGCGGCACCTTCAGCAGCTTGTTTAGTTTTTTTTGCAATCTTAGCTTTTGTCTCGGTCATTAACTTTACGTCATAACCCTCAGCTTCAAACATTTCTTCTTGTGAATTAGTTTTATTTTTTTCTAATGATGCTTTATAATCAGCTGCACTTAGTTCACCAGTAGTTAATTTATTGGCAGTGTCAGCATCAATATCTTGAGATATTAGGCTATTATAAAAGTTTTTTTGTTCTTCATTAAATTCTGCCATATCATTTTATCTTATAAAGGTATATCTGGTAAATCTTTTTTACCATCTTCTTTTTGAAACTTTTCAATCTGATCTATTATATCTTCTTGTTTTTTAGTTTGTTCATCTGTAAATATATTATAAAAAGAATCAGGACTATCTTCTGCAAATTTAGTTTCTAAGTCTTGATAATATTTAGCTGATACCATTCCAGCAGCAGTAATATCTCCATAGTCTTTACCATACAGAGCTTCTAAAGTTTCTGGTCTAACTTCATCTTTATATTTTTTAAGAAGTTGTTGTTCAGACATTGCTAAAGAGTTATCTCTAAAATTCATATCTCCGTCAGAATATAATTCATTAACAAATGTTTTTTGAGTTTTTTCAATATCTTGTATTCCCATTTGCATAGCAATCAAACGTCTTAGAGCTTCAGGACTTGTTCCTACATCTCCTACAGTTTGTAATAAAATTTCAATGTCTTTATTAGATACAGGATATAATTCTTTTACTCTACTAACAATTTTTTGTTTAACAGCAGATTGTAATAAATCTTTAAAAACTACAGCATCATCTGTACTCATTTTTTTAGTGCCTTCATTTCTTTTAAGTAAACCATCTAATATTTTAGAACCACCTTCAATTTCAGAAATAGCTTTTTCAAATCCTGCAAAAGATTTTTGAATAATACCAGTTGGTAATTCTTTTCCATCTCCTGCTGCTTTTTTTGCCATACTATAAATTAATTCAGTAGACCTAAAATCACCTTGTTTAGATTTATATATTTCATTATAATCTTTAAAATCTGCGTTCATAGCTAAATCTTTACGACTATAATTTTTATTTAAATTTTTATTTTCTGCTTTTAATTTAGCAAGGTCTACTGCAATGAATCCTTTTTCAGCTTTAAGTAATCCTTCACCAATAGCTCCTACAGTTGACTTAGCTTGACCTATGGGTTTTATACCAGAAGAAGCATTTATAATTTCTAGACCTCTCATAAAATTCTTTTTCTTTTTAGGATCATTAGAAATTTCTTCAATTTTATTAGGAACAAATTGAGCTATCGCAGAAAGATTTGATCCTACATCTTGAATAAAAGCAGAAGCAGAACTTCCTACATTAGTTAAAGCACCTTTTATATCAATAGAAAATTTACCATCATCAGTTGTAGTTACTTCTTTTTCATCAACTACTTCTTGTTCAGGAATAACTTTTTTTTCTATACCCATTTCGGATTCTTTAGAAGTAATAAGACCTTTATCTCTCATTTCTTGCAAATCTGTTTTTTCTTCTTCAGTAAATTGACTTTCTTGATCTTTACTGTATTGTAATTTTTGAGGACCGTCTATTGTTTGTGCAAATTCTAAAGCCATTATATCTCCTTAAACTCTACATCGAGTTTGTTGTAATCTACCATTAAATAACCTTTATCATTAACAATTGATGCATGAGGAACTTGATGAGCCATAACACCTTGGTATTTTTTGTCATCGCCTTTATACTTAAATGTGTAAATGTTAATTCCTGATGGAGATTTACCAACTAAATTAATATCATCTTTTAATCTTATGTCAGAGGTCATAGCAGTGAATGCTCCTGCAACTTGACCAAAGGTACTCGGTCCAGCTACTGGTGTTCCAACTGATCCTGATCTTTCTTCTCCATAACTTCTTATAGGAGCACCTGATAAAGCACCAATCATTTGTTTAACTTGTCCGCCTGCATATTCTCTTTTTTCTATAAAGTCACGATATCCTTCTGCAAGTCCAGCTTGTTCTATACCACGAGCTTGAGTTCCGAAGCCAGCAAGTCCTGCTGCTGATTGTCCTAAAGCTCCTATTTGAGATTGGGCTGATTGTAATTGTGCTGCTCTATCTTGAGCAAATCTATTAGCACCTGATTCAAAACCAGCTTGTCTTAATCTTGCTGATGTATCTCCGACAGTATCTAAGTATCTTTCTCTTCCTAATACATTTTCTATACCTTGTCTTTCTCCACCAAAAGCTCCAGCACCAATTGCTTGTGCATTCATTGATTTTTGAGTTTGACCGTAAGCTTCTCCTAAATCTCCTAATGCTCCTGAGATAACTTGATCTTGATATGGGTTAGCATAAGTTGCAGCAGTATTAGCATCATAAGTTTGAGCACCTATTGCAGCAAGTTGTCCTGATTGAGGTAAAATTTGATTTTTATATACATTAGCAGCCTGTGTTTCCATAGGATCAAGGTCAGCTATACGATCACCAGTAAAAGCTTGATAAGGTACATCAAATACATTTTCAGCTCGTCTTAAAGTTCGTTCTTGAATTTCTTTAAAGTATGGCGGAATATCATAGCTAGTCGATGACTGCGATGGTGCCTGTACTACAGTTGTGTTTGGTTTGAAAAGACTACCCATTGATTATATATGTTCCTCCGATATTTTTAAATCCTAATTTAACAAAAGCCTTATCTTTTCTTTCAATGTCTTTACCTTGAAAGATTTCGCATATCGCAGTTACTTTATTTGCTAGTGCGTATTCTTTGAAAACAATCATTATAGACCTAAAAATCCTAAAGTTTCTGTGTTTAGGATTCACGTGTAACCATAAAGTTCTCATGAACTTTTTATCACTATACCATGTCTCATCAACTGTTGCAGCTAATGTTCCCACAATAATATTTTCATATTCTACTACTATAACAAAACTATTCTTAATGTAAAATACTATATTGTCTAAAGCTTTAGTATTATTAGTATTTCCAAAGTTAAAAGGAGCCTCTGTAAGCCACGTTTTAAGTAATTCTCTTATACGAACAGCATCAGATATTCGAGCTGGTCTTATAGTATATTTATCTTTTTCCATCTTGTTTTATATTTACTCTTAATGTACCAAATCTCCAGTTATCTCCGACTGCTGTATTTTCTATTTTAATATTAGATTGTCTACCACGAATACGAGTATTAACGAACCTAGTTGTGTTGTTTACTGTCAAAGTTTCTCCTACAGTAGCTGTATCATTAGGATAATCTTTAACATTTAAAGTAATTACTGTATTTCCAATTTGATCTTGAAAGTCTGGTATAACTTTATTAATAAAACTAAATGTTTCACCATCAGCAATGTCTCCATCACCTGATTGAATAAAAGCTGGTAAAGCAGCACCATCAGCATTAACTCCTGATTCTTGAGCATATACAATACTTCTTCCAGCTGTTAATCCATTAATAGTTGTAATTGTATTAGATGTGTCATTAACAAAATATTCTGTAGCTAAAGGATTTAATTCAACTCCATTATCTTGATAAGTACTTCTAGGCATGTTTCCAAAATACCAAGAGTTTTCTAAATAATTATAAATTACATAACGATCATTTTGATCAGCGGTACTTGAACAATAGTACCATATTACTTCAGAGAAGTTAGAATTTTGTGCAGCATATACTTGAGGATATTGAGTTTTATTAATATTGTCAAATACATGATTTAGTATAGGACAAGGTATTTCTTGAACTGATCCTGCATATCTAAAGAATTGTCCATCTGACATCCAGTAAGCTACATCATCTATTACAATTGCAGAGTTAAGACCAACAGCTCCACATTCATTACCTAATTGTCTAAATCCAAATATAAAAGGAGGTCCTATAAAAGACATTGATTGCATTGTTGTATCTGTCCATACTAAGATAGTTCCTTTAGCAGGTCGAGCACATCTTATTTCACTTCCACCAGCTATTCTTTGTGATCCTGCTGAGTTAGTTACATTAGGTGTCCATTGATTATAATTTTCTTGATCTGACCAACGAATAAACATTTTATCTTGAGTAGCTGTATTAGCAATAGATGTCTCTGTACCCATACACACGACGTGTCTAGTTTCTGTAGATACTAAAGATAAAGTAGAATTAGTAGGAGCATTAGCAACAACTGTAGCTCTATTATTATTCATTCCTCCAGAAGTGTCCCATTCAAAAGTTCCACCATCTTTTTGAGTAATAATTAAATCTTCTCCCCAATTATTGATAGACCATAACCTTGCATCAATAGTAATTTGTGAAGTTGATCTAGGAGTATTCCAAGTACCTGCACTCCAATTTCCAGCACCCCAACCAAAACCAAAAGTTTGTATACTAGGACCTATATTTAATTGATAATTAATAGTACAATTTGCAGTAGGACCAGTATTTGCATTAGCTGTTGCACTGCTTTGAATAGTATAAGCATTAGTATTTGCTATACTTAAAATTTCATATTCAGCATCTAAAGTTGCTGCGGGAATTCCTGCAACAGCAGTACTTACACTACTTAGTGTGACAAAGTCACCTTGTATAGCCCCATGATCTGTATCTGTGATAGTTATAATGTTACTGCTCGTAGTAGTGCTAATAACATTAACAAGAGCATCAGTTGATCTTATAGGAGTAATATCTTGATTATCTCCACCTTGATATACATATACTTTACGATCAGTTCCAAGAGCTTCATAACGAGAACCATCTAAAGAAAACCATTGTTCTAAAGCTCTTCCTACACCAATATAATAA